TGTAAAAATGCGCCTGTGTTTTTAGAAATTTTATTCCCATTCGTATCAGTGATATCAACAAGTGTATACGCTGTATAATGCATCATCAGGTAACGTCTTTAGCACCTGGCATACGCCAACTTCCACTGCGGGCTAATTTTTCTACATCGCCCAAACTGCCTTTTGTCATAGCTTTACCTAACATATAACCGCCTGCGATACTTGCGCCTGCTATAGCAAGTTTAGCTAGTGTATCTGATCCACGCATTTTAGGACGTTCTCCGTTGCTTGCGTTTTTCACCATAAGTCCTTGACTTCTGCCCAAGTCTCTGATATAGCTGTATAATTCACTACGCAATGCTTTGGTACGATAGAACTGACTCATTCGTGTTATAACCAATTGCTTTTGCATCTTGGTAGCAGTTGGCCAATCTTGCACCAATCGTCTAACACCTCTGTAGTTACTGTTTTTAATGTCTAGATCTTTTTCAAGCTTCATAAAGAAACTACCTACGCCTGTTACTCGTCTGCCAGCTTGTATAGTTTTCAAGTAGGCTTTAATTTTCTGATCATTTAATTTGATTCTGCCTAGTTGGTGTGAATTTTTATCACCTGCACCCGGCATGTTATTTTTAAGACTAGCTAGAGCAACATGTAAATCACTACCACTTTGTCTATAGCTGTTGAAATTTCCAGTTTGCATTGTTCTGCCTGCATACTCAGCTGCCGCTGGTGCCATGTCATATTCATTGCTCATGATATACAATGATAACATATTCATAAAAGCAAAGTCAGCCATATCTCTAGCATTACTGCCTTCGACTCGCTGTCTAGTTCTAAACATTTTGCTTTCATTTAGATCGCCGATAAACTCGTACTGACGTTTAGGCGTAGCCGACATCTCATGTCCGCCTTCAATTTCTGACCATTGTTTTGCTGTATACTTTTCCATACTAGTATTTACCTTACATATTGGGTTGCCACTTGTGCCTCGGAACTAATTTTATTTTATCCCGTCCAGCTACGTAGCCTTCACCGCCTCGTTGGCCTTTGATACTAGCTGTAACATCAGCACTTGAGTTATCCAATTGATCGATTACATCGTTTTTCATTGTTTGAATTTTTACGATAAGATCCATTATAGCATTCAATCCTTTTGTATCACTTGCCATAAGTTTAGTTTGTTGTCCTGCACTGACCTTGCTGGTTTTAAGCCAATCGAAAAATCCTGTCCTGAGTTGGTCTAACTTACCTTGTTTGGTCATTTGGTTAACATAGTTATAGAGTATTGCATCTTTTCTACTCAGTCCCTGCTCCGGCGCTAACCAACCGTCTATTATTTGTGCGTTCGCATTTGCCGTTGAAACTATATCTTGAACTGCACTTGTATCAATACTAGGTTGATGTGTAACATATGTTTGCCCTAGTACTACTACGGCATTACTGTTTAGGCTTTTGGTATCTTTAATAGGTGTTCCATTGTTATCTCCAAATGCATCATGGTATGTGTGTACTACTACACCTATTGTACTACCTGCTACGCGACTTCCTAACGCACTTGTTGGGTCTACTGTGTAGGTTACTTTGTTAGGAGTAAACTGTAAGCCTGCGGCACTAGTTGTAGCTGGCTTACGTGGAGTATACAATAAATCTCCGTATACATAGCCTTTCATGTCTCTGGGTGTATTTGCTTCTAGTGTATCAAACACTGCTGACATTTCACTGGCAAAGTCTTGTCTCCATGCTTCGCCTTTGCCTGTGTTCATTATAAAATCTGTTAGTGCGCCACTGCTGGTACTTTTGTTTTTACCCCAGCCATTTTTTCCTGTTAGTACAAATTCACCATTTGGCTCTCGACCCCAATATATTGTGGGATTGCCGTCCCACTTAATACTAACGTCATTTGTATCTTTTCCTAATCGTGTGAGTATGCTAGCGGCTTGCAGTGCGCCTTTACTACCTTCAAAGGTAACAAGGTCTTCTAAATGGTTGTACTCTCTACCTTTGGTAGTAGCTTCAGTTAGAAATTGGCTCGCTTTCATTAGCTTTTTTCTTTCCAATTTGGATCATTGGCTTTGATGTTTGCTAATAGCTGGTCGCCTTCTGTACCCAATGCTGCCACAATAGCTTCAACACTGCCCATATCTTCTCTTCGGGCATTTGGGCCTAATATTAATTTAGCAATCTCATCAATGTCACTAGTAATAAATCCATTAGGGTCTTTTTTACCGTTATCTAATCTTTTGAATAGTCCAACGTAGTTGCTCCACAACATGCCTTTTTCTCTGGCAATAATACTCAGCATCTGATGCTTGTTAGTGCCTTTGTAAGGTGATCCTTGTGGAATAGCATGTGTATGGAATTGTGCAGCATTCTCTGCATTAGGCACAACCATAATATCTGCTTGATACAAGTTGCCCTGTACTTCAACGCCTATGTGAATACTAACACCAGTTTGTACTGCGTCGAATCCACTTAACTCAAATAGCTGTTTTACTTTTTGTCGAATAATTTTATCTGGTTGATCTTGCATATTGAAGTGCTGTCTAAGTTGATCTGCATCAACAATAAGATCTATGTCGCCACTAACTTCTCCGGGTTTAGGAGTTGCGCCACTTCCGATAGGTATAGCTTGTACACTGGCTTTTGATAATACGCCATTAACTATTTTAGTTAGCTCTGGCATCAATTCGTGTGGTACAGCCTGTGATCCTGGGATGGCGTTTTTGCCTCCTAGATTTTTATCATCTGTTAGCCGATCGAGACCATGCTTGTGACTTTTCTTTAGCAAGCCTTTGCCTATGATTCTATCCAGTCGGCTACCACGTTTTTTACGTCTCTTGCTTCCGCCTAGTACGTCTTCTATTTTCATTCTACTTTACCTATACCACGTGAAAACTTCTTTGGGTCTTTAGTTCTAATAGCATTAACCAAACGTTTGTTCAAGTCGCTTGCTGTATTATCATCGAAACTTTCATTAATTAAATTGATCAAGTTTATAGCAGTTTGAATAACTTGCTGTCCGTTGGATTCGATAATATGCTTATTGTCACGCTTAGGTGCCATTGCATTTATTTCTTCCAAAATTGATCTTGTTTTACGCTTCATATCAGTAGTATTTAGTAAATATTGTTGTTGAAGTATTGGTGATCGCACTTATGGCAGTTGCTGGATAATGAGAATGAACAAAGGATCGGTCAAGAATAAGAGCATAATCATCAATGACAGACAAACACAAACTACAGGCAATATATAGGCTCATACCAATGACTCCAATTTTATGCACAGTGTTTGTTGTTCTGAATCAGAAATAATAAAAGATAAGGTAGCTATAACCTTTACTTCAGCAATTTTTACCTTAGACTTCGTATTCGAAGTTCTGGCATGTAGTTGATTTTTCAATTAGTTTTGCTCCGTTTTTGATATGAAACTTTGTTGCCATATCTGTTAATGGACTCAGTGTTACAAGTTTGTTGACATTTAGTTTTGTTTTTGCCAATTCTTGTAATCCCACTACGATCTTTCTTCCTGCCCCTTGTTCATTGCTCCATACTGTATACGCCACTAGTATAGAACCGTTGTCATCTCTGTACTGTTCTAATTCTTGTTCTGTAGTTGGCACCTGTGTACAATAACATACACAGATTACTGCGGACAGATCGTCTAAGACATAAACTTGTTTGCCTACATCTATCTTATTAATATGAGGTCTTACTGGGTCATTGTCAAGAACTTCTTGTTCTTTTATACTAATTAATCTAATCAAACTACTCGCTCTTTCTCAATAGACTTTTCAGCCTATCAGTTGCATTAACTTGCGGATTTGCATCCATATTATTTTCTGTAACACTTTCGCCTGCTGGTGCTACACTACTCTTTGTTTTTAGTTTCTGATATATGCTTGTAGTGGTTGTATCTTCATCTTGATCTTCTGGATCTAAATCTTCAATCTTCAAACTATCCATATTAAACTTTAAATCTAGTTTACTACCAACACCACTACTACTACGTGTTTTCATAAATTGTATTTGTACTCTACCACGCTCTCGCATAGCTCTACTGCTGAAGATACCAATCAAGTTATCTGCTGTATTGATCTTGCTGATACCGCCTGCAATGTGGCTGTGGTCAAATTCAATTTCATCAACTGCACTACGATTCAACTGCGATGCTGTTACAAACAATATACCAAGTTCAGTTGATAGGTTACGCAATTCTTCACTAACAAACTTGTCCTTGATAAATTGATCACTTGGATTAACTTTTACTGTTACTGGCATCATAAGATCCAAATAGTCAACTAACAATGCATCAACATGTAGGTTGTGTTGTATTTGAT